CTCCCCTTAGGAAGCCTCCCGCGCTTGTGTACATATGTGCACGCCGAATGTTAGTCCCACAACCCGAAAGGTTTCAGCCTTATGCCTGTTAGGCAGAGATCCTTCCTCGGTGTCCAAGCCACCTCTACCCGAGGTGACGGGACAAAAGCTTCCGCCATTCTTGGCGGGGGTGAGGAGAAGATCGCGTGGGGTAGAAATACCACGCAGGCTGAACGCAATGGTCCCGCCGACAGCGGCTCGGCTATGCTCCTTACAAGGAGCGTAACCCGCCACCAGCTGTCAAACGGCAGGTATTGGAACTCCTCCCCAACGTTTTACCCGTTGTTGGGGGGAGACCACTACCTGATGCATGTTCTGCAACCGCCTAGCGGGCAGAACATTCCGGTGCCCTCTGATAGTTCTATCAAGGCAAACGGAACAACGGCCATTGCTCGTACAACACCTACCGACCCCATCTTTTCGTTTACCACCTTTGCAGGTGAGACGATGTCAGATGGTCTCCCTTCTATTGCAGGCGCTAGCCTGTGGAGGGAAAAGACTCGGTTAGCTAAGGCGTCCGGAGACGAATTCCTTAACTACGAGTTTGGTTGGCTGCCCTTTGTGAGCGATTTGCGCAACTTCGCGTATGTCGTCAAAAACCACGCGAAGATCCTTAAGGATTTTCGTGCTGGCTCAGGTCAGAACATTAGGGTGAACTACGACTTTCCGTCCAACGAGAAGACCGCCGTCTCAAAGGGCGGCGGCTATCTCGTGCTGGCTGGACAGATCAATGTGTATGAAACGGCACAAGTTTCTGTGTCGTGGAGTTCCGGGAACAAGCAGTGGTTTAGGGGAGCTTTCTCCTACCACTTACCTGTTTCCAACGACCAATTCTCCCAGGCTATACGCTTTGAGGCTTACGCCAATAAGCTGCTTGGGACCCGGCTTACGCCGGAGGTCGTCTGGAATCTTACACCTTGGTCGTGGGCTGCGGACTGGTTTGGCAACGCGGGTGACATTATTCATAATGCCTCCGCGCTTGGCCATGACGGTCTCGTCCTGCGATATGGTTACATCATGTCTTCGTCTTGGAACAATTCCCTTCATCAGGGGATTGGTGACCATTCGAAGCGTGTTGCCGGTTATACGATTACTTCGGAAACGAAGCAACGATTCCCGGCGTCTCCATACACAGGGTTCGGAGCCTCTGCGGCGCTTAGTGCGACGCAGACCGCCATTCTAGCCGCCCTCGGTATGACCCGAGGTCGTCGCGGCTAGTGCTGGTTCTGGTAAGACCTCTTTTGAGAGGGGATACTGCCAGGATTTTCCATCCATGACGGTTTACCGTCCTACACGAAAGAGTGCCAACAGGCCATGTTTGCCGATCCCCAGAGCGTTACCATCGCTGGTACCGCTACGTCCATGCCCCGCGTTTCTTCGGGGCAGAACGCTGGTTCGTTCTCTACTCCGGACCAGGCTACCAAGCTGAGCGTTTCCCACACTTACGGGAAGCGTACTCGGCACCTGATCCGGCTCGATGCTTCTAAGGTCGCTGCTGACCCGCTTATGGCGGGGATCAACGTCCAGGCATCGATGTCCGCGTACCTGGTGGTGGATGTGCCCAAGACGGGCTACACCATCGCCCAGCAGGCCGATGTCGTGAATGCGCTTACTGCGTATCTCACGGCTTCGACCAACGCGAAGACCACCCAGCTTCTGGGTGGCGAGAGCTAACCAGACCGGGATTCTGTTGGCCTTGGAAAGCGACCCCCGGAAAGGGGCACTTTGAAAAGCCAAGCAGAACTCTGGCGTGTGCTCGCGAATGAGTTAGCGAGCAGATGTCACACAAGCGCCGCTCGTGACTGGTTAACAGTCAAGAGCCGTGTCGAACACGAGGGCATGTCGTTTCTGACGATTACCCTACCTGCATTTGGGAAAGCGATTGAAGAGTCGCTCGACCGAGGCAGGATTTGTGACGACTTGCTCACCGCCTTCCGGCGAGATGCAAGCGGGCTCCCCCGATTTCTCGGAGGTTTCCTTCACAATGTGTTCGATGAACATGGCGTTTTGCGCCAGAACACTGATGATGTTTTCATTGAATCCGTGTTCGCTATCAGACAGCTATGCTATCTGTATGCGAAGCTCGAGATGCCGTGTAATCCACGGCGAGAACTCGAGACTCTGGAGTCATTCATCAGTGCAGATGAGGAAACTGGTGCTTGGGATGCCAACCACCCTGCAGAGATCCTACAGGATTTCTCTCGGATAGCATCCATCTTGTTCGCAGATGTATTCTCCGAAGTTGACCGCAAGGTCTACGAAGGTGATCTGCGTCCAAGACACGGTCCAGGTGCCACAGCAGACCGACTTCGCGGTAACGCAAAGTGGGATCTTGCTTACTGGCCCAGCCGACTTGACCGCGTCTTTCCTTACATGGAATGGGCGGTTTCCGGCCTCGGTGGGAGGGATCATACCCTCTTTTCAAGCCGAGCGGATCGTGTCAGTTTCCCCGACGAGGCAGACGAGTTGCCTGCTCGTATGTACTTCGTTCCCAAAACAATGAAGAGTCCACGGGTAATTATGGCGGAGCCTACTTCGCTGCAGTACATGCAGCAGGCTGTCGCCCGTTCCCTGATGGACTCGCTGGAGTCTTCGGGCATCGTTGCCGAAGGCATGATTGGTTTCTTCGACCAATCAGTGAACCAGCACCTCGCTCAGAAAGGTTCCAGAGATGGTTCCTTGGCCACCCTCGATATGAAGGAGGCATCTGACCGGGTTTCATTGGCCCAAGCTCTCGCGCTTGTTCCTAACTTCCCTTGGTTGAGGGAAGCTATGGAGGCAACGCGCTCTCTTCGGGCCCAGCTGATTGACGGTAGGGTTATTACCCTCCGGAAATTCGCTGGAATGGGATCTGCCCTCTGTTTTCCCGTGGAAGCAATGGTCTTTCTGACCGGCGTTTTCATGGGTATTGAGCGAAAGCTCATTGCAGAGGGGTCTGGCCGGCGCCTAACCCGGAAGGACATTTCGTCCTATAAGGGTTCGGTGCGTGTCTTTGGGGACGATATCATTATCCCCTCAGACTGTGTCCCATACGTGAGCGATGTATTCACCCGTCTAGGGTGGGTCATCAATTCGCACAAGAGTTTCTGGACTGGGTTGTTCAGGGAGTCTTGTGGCGGCGACTACTATGCTGGTTCGGATGTTACACCGATCCGTGCTAAGCAGTTGTTGCCGCGCTCACGTAAGGACGTCGCGGAGTTGGCATCCACTGTTCAGCTCAGGAACCGCCTTTATGAGGCGGGTCTCTGGGCCACAGCTGGTTGGTTGGATCGAAGGTTGGAGAAGATTCTTCCCCACTTCCCGATCGTAGAACCAACCTCGCCGGCTCTCGGCAGGAGGAGCTTCCTCGCCTATAAGGCGGAGAGGTTCGACGAAAGGACTTTCGCACCAAGAGTGCGAGCCTTTTATCTTTCTCCTCGTATCCCCGAATCCCTAGCTACGGGAGAGGGGATGCTGCTGAAGTGCCTTCTTTCCTCCTCGGAGGATCCTAGGCATCTCGTGAGGTCCGGACGTCCCCAAGTCGTCGACATCAAACTTGGGTGGAAGTCTCCGTTCTAAGAACGGAGACCTAGTAGAGCTGTAGCACTACCCGAAGGTAGTACTCTCGATCTGCGGCGGTCAAGTTCCGTCGATCCCAGATCTTGTGGATCTGCTGTTCGGTGGGTTCCTGCCCGCCTAGGCGTAGCGCCTGGGCTCGGTAGGCCTTCTCTGCATCACCAGCCTC